CAGGGACTCCTGTTGGCGCTCCTCAACGCGCTATGCCGCCTCAAGCTAGCCCAGCCATCATGAACGCGATTCAATTAGCTGAGAACGATATCATGCAGAGCATGGGTATCTATCAGCCTAGCCTGGGCGATCAGTCTAACGAAACTTCTGGCCGAGCATTGCTGTTACGTCAAAAGCAATCTGAAACCGGTAACTTCCATTATCAAGACAATCTCAATCGCTCTATCCGTCATATTGGGCGGATCTGTATTGATATGATCCCCAAGATTTATGACAGGGCTAGAGTCCTGAGAATTTTGGGTGAAGATGGTTCACCGCGTGAGGTAAACATTGATCCTAACCTTCCACAGGCTTCTGCTAACACTGATAACCCAGGTGTTGATTCAATCTATAATCTTGGCGTAGGTCAGTATGACGTTGTATGCGATAGTGGTCCTAGCTATGCTACAAAGCGTGACGAAGCAGCAAACATGATGCTGGCTCTAACTCAGGCTAATCCAGCCCTGTTTAATTCAATCGGTGATCTGATGATGAAAAACATGGATTGGCCGGGAGCGGAAGAGATTAGTAAACGACTGCAAATGATGCTTCCGCCTGAGCTAAAACCATCCGCGCAGGGTGAAAAGGTTGACCCACAAGTTATACAAGCGCAGCAGATGATGGAACAATTAGCGACGCAGATGGAGCAGATGGGGCAGGAACTGACTTACTTGCGCGATGAACGCATTTTGACCTTGCAAGACAAGGAGCGTGAGTGGTTTGAGGCTGAAACAAAGCGCATGGAAGCAGAAGCAAAGATCGGCGTAACTAATGAAGCACTGCAAGGCATGATCCAGCAGAATCTGGCCGCAATGTTGAGCCAGACTGTTCCAACCGTTATGGAAGAAGATCAGCAGTTTGAGCAGATGGAATATCAAGCTATGCAAACTGCTGCACCACCACAGACACAACAATCGCAAGGACCGGCCCCTCAAGGCCGGTCACGTGGTCCAGGATCAATGACACGCAAACCTGACACGGCTGCATTAACCGGCGAACAGAAACCTGAAGAGCAACAATAGAGGTAGTTATGAGTGATGAACCCATTATCGAAAGCACAACAGAAACAATTGCTGACGATGTTTCTCCCGATATCACCGATGAAAACCCGGTGGAAGTGGAGAACGATGAAGCAGCAGAAAGTGAGGAAGTTTCTGAGCCCAAAGAAGAGAAGGAGCCTTGGTATAAGCGCAGGATTAATGAGCTAACAAGGGACAAGCATGAGGCCCGGAGACAGGCTGAGAGGCTTGAAAAGATTCTGGAACAGCAAGAGGCTATCCTGAAACAATATGCGCCACAACAAGCCCCACAACAGCTGACACTGACCGCCCCTAACCCAGAGGACTATGTAGGAGGGCAGTTTGATCCGCGTTACATGCAAGACATGATGCACTACACGCGGGAATCAGCGAAAGCAGAGGCTATTGATGCATGGAAACAAGAACAACAGGAAGTTACTCAGCGTCAAGCGGTAATGGAACAGCAGCAGCGGCTAGAAACAGCGGAAGCGGCTGCTAGAGCCAAATATCAGGATTATGATTTTGTTATAGAATCAATTACGTCTGATCCGCGCCTTGCACAAAATGCGACAATTAGACAAGCGCTGCTCGGACTCGACAACGGGCCTGAGATTGCTTACACGCTGGGCAAGAATCTTGATGTTGCGTATGAGATAGCCAACATGAATCCCATACAAGCAGGGATGAGGCTGGCTGAGATAGTTAATAGAGCGCCACGTAGAACTAGTAACGCACCTACGCCTATTAGACCTATCGCCGCAACTGGTGGAACCCCAGGCAATAGTAAACAGCTATCCGAAATGTCTACTGCTGAATACATTGCTGCACGTAACGCTGAAGAGTTAGCGGCTAGACAGGCTAGAATTAAGCGTTAATCTGTGGTATAAATGAACCGTCTCTTATCGAGACGGTTCATTGCTCATACCCTCTAAAGCGTTAGTGTTATGCACTAGCGCTTTTTTTGCGTATATGATATAAAGCCAACACCAGCACATAGCTTTAGCCGGTTATGTTCTGCGGCAAGTCAGACAATTCGAGGGATTGGCTCCCGTCTGAAGAAATAAAGGCTGTAAACTTTTATTTTTTTATTTAGGAGGGCCATTTCATGGCTAATAATCTGCTTACCATCAGCATGATTACTAACGAAGCTCTGCGAGTATTGCAGAACCAGTTGGTATTCACTCGCGCTGTTTCCCGTCAGTATGACGACAAATTCGCCATTGAAGGCGCTAAGATCGGTACTACCGTCAATCTGCGTAAGCCCCCGCGCTACGTAGGCCGCACTGGTCCCGCGCTTCAGATTGAATCCTCTGTTGAAACCTATGTTCCGCTGACTCTGGATACACAGTTCGGTGTTGACATGGCCTTCACCACCCAGGATTTGACACTGAACATCAGCGACTTCTCTGATCGTTTCATTAAACCTGCTGTTGCAGCTATTGCTAACAAGATCGACTATGACGGTCTTCAGCAGTACCTGAACGTCTACAACCTGGTCGGTACTCCCGGTCATTTGACGGATGGTGCAACCACTCGTGAGGAAGCTACGGCTGCTATTCTTGCTGCGCGCGCGCGACTAAACCAGATGGCCGCTCCGGTTGACGAGGAACGTCATTTCGTTGTTGATCCTACTGTCGAAGTTGGTATCGTCTCCGGCCTGACTAACCTGTTCAACCCGGCTGGCACTATCTCTCGCATCTTCCAGAAAGGCGCACTGGGTGACTCCACTCTGGGCTTTAACTTCGCAATGGATCAGAACGTAGGTAACTTTACCTCTGGTTCTTTCGTAGTTAACACCAGCACGATGGCTGTTGCTGCTCAGGCAGGTGGCTCTGTAGCTAACAACGCGCAGTCCACTTTTGCTCTGTCCGCTACTGTCACCAGCGGCAAGACTCTGCCGAAAGGCACTGTGTTCACTATCCCCGGTGTATACGCTGTTAACCCGCAGAATCGCCAGTCTACTGGCTCTCCGGCTAACTTCGTTGTCGCGGCTGATGCTACCGGTACTGGCTCTGCTCAGAATATCAGCATTTTCCCGACCCCGGTATTCTCCGGCCAGTTCCAGAACGTAACCAGCAGCACCGGCACGATTCCGTCCGGCAATGCTTCTGTTATATCTGGCTCTGACGGCGCAAGCTACCCGAACGCTATTGCATTCCATAAGGATGCTTTTGCTCTGGGTACTGCTGACCTTATTCTGCCGCAGGGTGTGGATATGGCTGGACGCTCCTCTGCCGATGGTCTGTCTATTCGTCTGGTTCGTCAGTACGATATCAACAGCGATCAGTTGCCGTGTCGTCTGGATGTTCTGTATGGATGGTCAACCATCTATCCTGAACTAGCTACCCGCGTAACTGGTTAATAGGAGGTCACTATGTCTAATCCAGGTCCAAATGTCATAGCTGAGTCGCTTAAGCGCGGCGAGGCTGTTGTAACCGCAACCATTGAAGCAGCATCTATTTCTGCTGGGGCTGCTACCGCATTTCCTGCAACCGTTAATGGAGTCGCGGTTGGCGACCATATCAGCGTAAGCGGGAATACTGGGGTTGCTGCCTATGCTGTAGCGGCATACGTCACAGATGCAAATGCGGTAAGAATTGTTATTCACAATCCATCTGGTGGTCCTTTGACCCCCAGCAATAGCACTTACTTGTTGCGCATTACCCGCCCGTTCCCTGTCGCTTCCAGCGTCACCGACTTCGGTGTCACTGATGTGATGAACGCTGGCGCTATCCCGCTGTCTAGCTGATAGGCATTAAATGGGGGGCCACAAAGCCCCCCATTTATCTATGAGGAAGTTATGGGCAGACCAAGAAAGATAAAACAACTTGATATAGAGCAAGTTATTACGGACTTACCTACAGAAATGCCTGTAGAAGCCAATGAAAGCGCTTCTAAGGCGTTTTTTCTTTATGACCCTACGTCTAGACCAATGAAGCGCATTATGCGCGTACACAGCGAGTCAGAGCGTGACAGACTGTTAGCTAGAGGGTGGCGCATTCATGGGTGAATTTATCGCCTTATTGTTCATGGCTCGCGATATTACGCACCGTGAACACTTGAAGACCAAATCCTATGCGCAACACATGGCGCTAGGAGCATTCTATCCGGCCATTATTGAGCTGGCTGACTCTATTGCAGAGGCTTATCAGGGCTGTGAAGGCAAGCTGATCATTGTTCCTTACGTCAAGAACACTGCGACTGGCAGCATTGATTCAATCCTTAGATCACATCTTGATTGGATCAGCAAGAATCGCAAGAAACTCAGTGATGAAACGTCCATTCAGAACATCATTGATGAAATCGTGGCGCTGTATCAGTCCACACTGTACAAACTTAAATTCTTAGCATAGGTGCTGAAATGGCATTTTTTGACGAACCCACTAGCCGCGTTCCTGGATCACACCCAGCCATTCCCGGCAACATTAGACCACTAGGCTATCAGCAGATTACTTCTTTGAGCAGTGCCGTTGGTCTCACTGTGCCGCGAGGAGCAACAGTAGCACTGATTACTCCTGATGCTCAGTCAGTGCGATGGCGAGATGACGGCACAAGCCCTACCGCTTCTGTAGGTATGCCGTTGAATGTCGGTGAAACCATTCCGTACACTGGATATTTGGAGAATCTCAAGTTTATTGAACAGGTTGCTTCCGCTAAACTCAACATTGCTTATTACGGCTAATGTTTAGATATCTCG